TCAATTATGATGAAGGAGTCAATAGCTCCTGGGGAATCAAAACTTGCATATCCGGTTGAGCCGTCAACTACCACAGAGCTGAAAGATTATGACGGAAATAACTGGTCTGTCACCGTTACCGACACCATCGGCGACAAACGTGCTCGCGGCAAAGACGACGTTGACTCTGGCTCCGGCCCTGGCGCCCTGGGCATAGCGGCGGTGATGGGGGATGGGACGGTGGCGATCGTGGAGATACAGCAGCAAGCGCAACGCTGCTCGGCTGCTTTGGCGGCTGCCGCCGGTCCCGGGGCAACCGTCAATGTCGATACCGTCGTACCCCTGGATGGCGGCCAGTCCCCCGTGGATTCGTCGAGCGACACCCTGTCCTGCACAATGCCCCCGGCCGCCCGGGCGCTCGACAATGCCACCTGCGTAATCGAGTGGGATGAAACCAACGACGCATGGAAGATTGTTCAAGTGCATGAGCAGGCCCGCTCGATTCGCGGTACGCTCAGCGGGGCAATGGCCGATACCGATGGAAGCCAGTCAATTAGCACGCCCGTCAGTTGCGACGGCGGACAGGTGCCAAGCGGAACACTAACAGCGTACAACGTGTTCGGATGGAACGGTGATTCGGGCGGAGAGTGTTGGGCGTTGTGGAATGAGACGACCGACCACTACGAATACGTGCAGGTGGAGTGCCCGGCCGCATGAGCAAGCTAAAGCCACGCGACAATTACGAGCGAAGTGACGGCGGGCTATGGTTGCCGCGAACGGGGATCGTCGGGCCGAGTCGCGGATGGCCGAACACTAGGCGGATGATGCCGGGGTATCCATGTTGCTGTTCGTCCAGCAATCCGCCGGCAGACTGTTCGGCCACTGACTGCATATACCCCACATACGTATCTGTAGGTTCCGTAGGAGGATTCACGGCGAGTTACTGCGACTGCGATGATAGCGGATATTATATTCTTACCTATCAAGGGTACGATGCCTATACGGACTCTTGCTTTTGGAACTACTCGGATGCTGACTTTAATCCTGGCTGCGGGGTTGGATGTGGGCTACAAATATATGGGGGAGGGCTGCCTCCGTATAGCCGGGGTCATGTAATTTTTTCTTGGGGCTATAATTACGATGGACACCATTCAAGCAATATAGCTTACGATGGTGACATCACGGCGGGAGAAGGGGAAAACTGCTTCCCTTTAACGCTATCGAAGCAGTCCTACTTTACGTTCGGTAGTTGTGGTGCCACAGAAAGTGGACCCGCCACAGTTGCCGTGGAGGCTGCATAATGGAATGCGTATCCGATTCCACGGGCAGTAGATGTGTTTACTGTGGGTGGACCTGGAACCACAAGGATAGATGCGAATGGCCGCATCGTATATGCACCAACCCCCCCGACCTTCGCCCCGTCGCCGACACCCTTGGCCTGCCCGATCCGTTGCCGCCCAGCATGAGTCGGATTCTTGCCGAGTGGAAAGCAAAGGACTGCCCCGAACTTACACCAGAAGAATTGAAGGCCCGCGACGATGTGTGCGTTAATTGTCCATTCAAGACCCCGCTCGGATTGCCGGTCTTTGATGATACGGACAAGTGCAACTCAACAGCCGGTGGCTGCGGATCGAAGGGCTATCGGCCACCGCTGAAAATCATGCAACGGCTTCCAGGCTTTCATTGCCCGATGGGGAAATGGCCGGGCGACGATCAGAAATTATCACCCAGCGTTCCCGGCCAGCAGTTGCCCATATCGTCGGCCGTCGAGCAAGAGGGAAATCCCGCGTCGAACGTCTCAGGCAACGACAGTTTGTGACCCCAACAGTTTCCTTCCGCTGCGGTATGGCCGGAGTACCAAAGCCCGTCACGGCCGCAAGAGCGAATCTGATAACTGTCCGTGTTCAACCAGGGCATGGTGCCCGTGCGGATTCGTCCGTCGAGCATGGCCCCGTGGGCGAGATCGGGGAAACCCTTCGTGGCGTAGGTCTTGTTTTTTGCGCGAAAATAGACGTAGCCCGCAATGCCCGCGGTGGTCACGTCCGTAGTCGGCCAGTATCCAAAAAATGTAGCCGGAGTTCCCGTGAAGCGGTTGGTGGCGAACTTCATAAAAGGCAGGATTCGGCTCGGTTGTCGCTTGTCGATGGGAAGCGGGTCGCCGCTGGCGTCAACGTCGAATGGGTTGGTGGGATCGGCAGAAAAGCCGACGTACTCCACGAGGTAGCGGCCCGTGTCGGGATCAAGTTGAAAGTTTGCAACCCCGCCCAACCAGAAGGGCATAGCAGTTCCCGCGTTGTACTGCGGCGGCAAGTCGGTCCCCTGAAAGTCTCGCGGCAATCTCTGGCATCGCGGCCATGCTTGCCGGATGAATCGAAGAGTTTGTTGCATCGCCGCGGCCCGGTCAACGTCGGCGAAGTCAGGCGGGTAGCTCCCGAACTTTGCCTTGAACAAAACGAGGGCCGTATCGAGTTGGTCAATCTCCATTGCATCCACGGCCTTGTGGGCGCGACCCATGACTGCGTAGTATGCAGGAAAAGCCATGCCGACCAGCAGGCCGATGATAGTGATGACCACCAGCAGTTCCACTAACGTAAAAGCGTTTCGGTTGCGCATTGCATTATCCCTTTCGGTGAGAGGTTCATTGCGAAATAAACGAACGATGTCCACACAGTAAAATAGAGCGGCAGGCATAGCACCAGCCGCGTTGGTTTCCATTCGGCCGCGAAGCAGACGGCGACCACACCAATAATAATGACGGCGAGGATGATTTCGGAACCGTACTCACCCACGCCCGCAGCGTCGGCTTCCGTCTGTGGCAGGAAGAGAACCGCCGCCAGCATCACCACGGCGACGGCGGTAAGCAGTTCAGCGATTCGCATGATCCCCTCCAAAAATCGCCGTCGGCCGCATACAAACCAACCAGCTTAAACATGCGGCCGACGGCATGGGTTGTAAAAGCTGGCTGAGGTCTCATCAGATAACTATACAACTAACCCAGTGGGAAACTGTGCGCTCACCCCTATAATTTTCGGATTTGGGATTCCCCCTTATAATAGGGCGCATGGATAGGGTAATTGACCATACCTGCGCATACGGCAAGCCGTTGCCAATGACCCCCGAGGATTGCTCGCGGCATTTGCCCGAATGCGCAGGCTGCGCGCAGCGTTTGCCCATCGACGGCGCGCTTGCTAAGGATTTTCAAGACCCCCTAGTGGTATTAGACAGGCAGCGTACCGAAACCACGGTATTGCGGAATTTGCTGGCCGGGGGCGCGGCCTTCTTGCTATGTGGCGGCCCGTCCACCGCTAGCCAGCCGCTTGAGCTACTGGCCCGGCGGGGCCTATGGGCCTTGGCGGTCAATAATATGGGTGGGCATTCGCGCGTGCGCCCGCAGGCGTTCGTGTGCTCCGATCCGCCGCGGAAGTTCTCCCACAGCATTTGGCTTGACCCGGGCATCATGAAGTTCGTGCCCACGCCCAAGCTAAAATCCCGCCGCGGGCAGCTTCGCAAAAAGGTCGACAGCGAATTCAGTGTAATGGACCGATCAGCGTGTGACTGCCCAAACGTGTGGGGATTTAAACGCAATAGCTGGCTGCTGCCCGACGAGAGCTTCTTTTTAGCCGACGGCGCATGCTGGGGCAACCATCAGGCAGGCGTGGAGATCACTGGCCAGCCCAAGACGGTATGCACCACGCTGTTGGGAATCAGGCTGCTGTACTACCTGGGAGCACGGCGCATATTTTTGGTGGGCGTGGACTTTCGCATGACGCCGACGGCCGGGTACAGCTTTGGCCAGGGCAGGGATGCCGGTGCGGCGGCGTCCAATAACCATCTGTTTTACGTAGTCAACAACTGGCTGTGCGAAATGCAGCAGAAGGGTACTTTCCAGAAGTTCGGCGTTGAGTTGTATAATACCTTTGAACGGTCAGGGCTTCGCGCCTTTCCCTACGTACCCTTTGAGGAGGCAATCGAAATTGCCCAGGGCGAGGTAGAAACAATGCCCGACCTGGCAGGCTGGTACGATCCGGAGACAAAGAAATGATTGAAAAAAAGTGTTGGGGTGCGTTTACTTAGTTACCAATAATGTGAATAAAAAACGTTACGTTGGCAAAACGCTAAAAAAGATTAGTACTCGTAAAAGGGAACATGAGCGTAGTGCGTCACACGAATCACGGTCGTACTTTCATAGAGCACTTCAAAAGTACGGATTTAATTTTTTTACTTGGGAAAGATTAGTACGTTCTAGAGATAATGATTACTTATGTGAATGTGAAAAGTTCTTTATATCACTTTTTCAAACTAAGATGCCTAAAGGATATAATTTAACGGATGGCGGAGATGGATTATGCAATCCTCCAGCATACATAAGAAGACAAAAAAGTATGGCGATGAAAAAATTGCACGCAAATAAGGAGTATAAACAAAAATTACGTCGTGCAATAAGTAAAACTAAAAGAACCGATCAAAATAGACTACAAAGCAGTGTAGCTATGAAAAAGTGTTGGATGAATCCTGAGTTCCGAAAAAAGAATTTGCAAGCGAGAAATAATCCAGAAGTTAAAGCTAGAGCAATAGCAGCACTCCGTAAAACATTACAAATACCAGGTGTGAAAAGAAGAATGCGGGCATCTGCTTTACTAGCACAAAGTAGACCCGAATTAATACAACTAAAAAAGAAAGTGATGAACTCACCCGAAGTAGTGAAAAAGTGCCGCGAAGCTGCAATTAGGGGATGGCAAAATAAGGAGTCAAGACGTCGCAGAATTGCTGGTATACGCCGCTGGTGGAATAACCCCAATAATAAAAAGAAATTTTCTGAAAGAGCTAAAGTAGCTCACAATACACCTACAGCTATAAAAAATCATCGTGCTGCAAAACTTAAACGCGGGAGTACCAAACATGCATTGTCAAGTACAAAAAGTTAAAGTTGAAAATAAAATATGGGGTTCCGTTTGTCATGTATTTCAGTCAGATCACGCGGCGGTATCCATTCTGAACGTAGTGGCCGGATTTCGTTGCTCGCGCCACCGACACAAAGAACGCGCCAATATGTTTGCCGTGATCTCCGGCTGTATCGAGGTGGATTACTGGCATAGCGATTTGGCTTTCACGGAAGTTCTAGGAGCTGGCGATAGCTTTACCGTTCCCAGTGGTTGGGTACACCAGTTTCGCGTGATTGAATCTGGGCAGGTGGTTGAGGTATACTGGCCCGACCGTGTGCCCAAGGTACGGCTGGACGATATTGATCGTTTCGACGTTGGTGGTCCAATTGAAGAAGGAGAACAAAGTGGGCGTACCTGATTTTACCGTGGTGCTGGGGGTAGACGCTAAACACCTCAAGCAGCTATCGTGGACATACGCTACCTGGCGCAGAAGAAAGCCCAGTCTACTTAACCATCCGTTACTCATCTTTTACGATCACGAGCAGGTCAAGCCCGATGACATTTATCGAGTAGTCGAGCACGACAATCTTAGGCTCAAGCCGTGGCCATTGATCGATCCGCGGTACTATAAAAGCACGGACAGCGATAAGTTCTCCAGTACGCAGCGGTACAAGATGCTATCCGGATTCGTCCATGTTCCGGCGCGCTGGGTAGATACGCCGTACTTTCTCAAGCTGGACACGGATACCATTGCCGCCGATATGGACGACTGGATCGAGCCCAGTTGGTTTGACAACGAACCGGCTATCGTATCCCATCCGTGGGGCTTTACCCGTCCGGCCGACCAGCTAGACAAGCTCAATCATTGGGTAAACATCCATACTGACGCGCTGCCCAAGCTATGGAAAACCGAGCCGCTCAATCTATCACCGCAGCCGGAGGCCGACCGTGTTTCACATCCAAGAATCATATCTTGGTGCGCTTTTGTGAATACGGCCTTCAATCGGTTGTGCGCCGATTATGCTACTATAACCACGCCGTTGCCCTACCATCTTCCTATACCGTCGCAGGATACTTACCTGTGGTACATGGCGGCGCGTATGGGCATGCCAATCGTGCGTACCAGTATGAAGCGCCGTGGCTGGGAGGTTTGGATGACCGACCATAACATTCGTAGCGCCGTCGAACGCGTGCTTTATAACATTGAACGTACTTAGGAGAGCTAGTATGTGCGCATCAAGGCTTCTTAGAAAAAGTGGCGTGGCGGCGGGCTTGGTGGCCGACGCCATTGGTTGGCGCGCCGATCTGGTAGTACAGGCCGGCGTAGGCCAGCGGCACACGGAGGTTGACGTGCTACGTGAGGAATGGCCTGGCGTAACGTTCATTGGTTTTGACCCTCTTCCGGCAATTGACCCGAAGAGCTACGACGGCACGCTGATTAAAAAGGCTCTTGGCGCGGGCGAAACTACCGCTACCCTACACGTTCCACGGCGACATAAAGATGGATCGTCGTTGCACAAGTTCATCGACCAGGAAACTACGAATACGGTCGAAGTCGATGTTACAACACTCGATCTTCATTTTCCGCAACGGCCGACCACGGGTAAAATATTGCTTTGGCTGGATTGCGAAGGGCACGAACTACGTGTGCTTTGGGGGGCAAACAAATTCCTGGATTGGGTAGATGTTGTAAACGTAGAATTGACCGCACGGCCGCCAAGCGACGATTGGTCTAGCCCTACTCTGGTTTACAAGTTATTGCAACGGCGGGGATTCTGGATGCAGTGGATTCACTCGCAGCATATTCATATTGGACAATCGGATGCCATCTTTTGTCGGCAGCATATCTTCAATCCAAGCCGTTGCTGCGTACCGCAGGAGATTCTGCGGTGGAATGAGTTTCATCAAAGGAGTTAGTTATGAAACGTGTTATCTACTTATTGTCGGGACCGAGCCACGCGCCCAATTTGGTGTGCTCGTTAATCTCGTTGCGCAAGTACTTCGATGGGCCGGTGACCATTTTTACGTGGTACGAATCGCGGCAGATCGTACACCGTATTTGCAGCGATCCGTACCTCAACGCCGATTACATTCACCGGGAACCGACCTATCGCGGGCATAGCGATACCTACGTCGATAAGACGCGGCTAATTCAAAGCTTCGAGAATGACGATGATGTGCTGTTCCTCGATGCTGACACAATCATTAACGGCAGCCTCAGCCTGCTATTTGCGTCGATTGCCAAATACGGCTTTGTGGCTGCACAGTTTAACGACTGGGTATCGACGGGTAAAATCATTAGTGGCCGCATTAACACCCTGCGCGCATTTCCCGAGATTGACAAAGATCTGATCTCCAAGGTGACGTCGCATACCTACCCGTCGGTGAACAGTGGCATCTTCGGTGCAAAGCCCGAATCACCTGTGCTGCCGCTATGGTACGAATACACCTACGCCGCGCGCAGCACATTTATTCCCGACGAAAAAACCCTGCACGTCGTAATGCCGAAGTTCACGGCAAGCGGTGAAATGATTGTGGTAGACGGTCGCTGGAACTGCTCGCCAATATACCAGCCGGTGGGCCTGTCCGACAACGACGTGCGAATCTGGCATTTTCACGGCGACTCGAATTTACGTCCGGATAACAAAAGTGAACGTGGCTGGGAAATGTGGAAGCCCGCGTTTCGGAATGCCATGCACTACGATAGCGGCGGCATCCGTGCATGGGCCAAACACGCTAATAACAAGTGGCTGAACAAGTTACTGGAAACCGACCCCGACCTACAGGTAACATGAACGCATTCATTCGCGGCATATTTGGCGATCACGAGATCGCAAAGTGGCCTAAGATAATTGTGGACGCCGTGACCAACGTCAACGGCCGTCACCACCCACCGAAAATTGAAACCTACTGCTACGGCAAGGTGAACAGCTCGATCCTGAACTGGCTGCGTGTTGGATACCGAGTACTTAGCAATGATCCCGTGCAGCAGTGGGAGTTCGCCGGAGAAAAGCGCAGCCCAAGTTCCAGCGGCATGGCCAAGTCGCGCGGCATGGTCAATTACGGCGTATCAATCTGGCGACACAAACTGGAAATTATTCACACGGCGTTGCAGGAACGTAAGGCGGTAGTATGGCTGGACTGGGATTGCTGGCAAATCAAAAAGCTGCCGCGCGTATTTTGGAAATGGATGCACCAGGGCCAGCCATTGCAATGCAGCATGCTAAAATTCATGAAGCCCAAGGTGCCGGGCCGGGAGGGAGCCGCGGCGTGTTATTCGCCGCACGGGGCATTCATTTACTGCCGGGACATTAAAATCATCGACGAACTGCTGGCGCTATCACAGCAACATCCGACGTACTACGATGAAACGTTAATTGCTTTGTGGATCGAACAGCACTGGGGCCGACCGTGGCAGGACGGCGATGACCAGCGATGGGTAAATGAGGGCTGGGAGCCGTTCGCGGGCTGCTACCGCACGCGGCACCAGGTACGGCCCAACGCCCAAGCCTACTTCCGTGAGGGATGCAAGTAATGCACGATAACTGCCGCGCTATCTTTGCGAAGTACGTTTGTCCGTTGCTGCGCGACGGCACGCACGTATTAGAGCTGTCGCCCGACGCCGACAAGACGCTGTTGAACGCGGCGATTAAGTACGGACATACGCTGCATTACGACACGGCCGATTTGGGGGGTACGGGCACCGTGGCCATGCTGGATGAAAACGTAATCGACTGCCTAAACGACACCTTCGACGCCGTTTGGGCGTCAAGTGTAGTCGAGCACGTCCGCGAACCGTGGCTGTGGACGCGAGAGTTGGCCCGTGTGACGCGTCCGGGCGGGATAGTGGTACTCATAGGCCCCTTTACCTGGCGGCTACACCGCGTCAACTGTGGGGGCGTTAAACGGGATGCCTGGCGGGTGCTGCCCGACGGTATGCATGTGCTATTTCGCGAGGCCGGGCTGATTTGCGAGCACGCTGATTTGTATAGTTTGTCGGTGGGCACGCCCGGCGAGTGTCGTAAAAACCGCGGGCAGCCAATTGACGTCCTTGGAATTGGGAGAAAGCCGTTATGACGGTAGTAATGGACATACAGCACATTGATGAGTACCAGTTTACACGACACTGGTTTCGACACCGTAACATGGAAACCTTTGCCGAAAAGGTTTACCCAATGTTTGTCGGCAGGTCAATTACGTACTTGGAGCTGGGCGTGTTCGAGGGCCAAAGCATGGTCTGGATGCTACAGCACGTTCTTACGCATCCAGAATCATGGGCGGTTGGCATCGACCCGTGGCTGATGTCGGAAAAGCTCTCCAATACCGATATGATGGCTGTTCAGCAACATGCTTGTTATAATGTATATCGGCACCCGCATTTATATCGCCCGGATGGATCTGTGCGCGCACAATTATACCAAGCCAACAGTGCCGAGCTACTTCGCCGCATGCTGAAGAAAGACGGCTTCGTTGGAATCAAGCGCAACAGCGTTGACCTATGCCTCATCGACGGCAACCATAACGCACTGGCCGTATGGGACGACGCGCGGCTGGTTTTGCAGCTTCTAAAACCGGGCGGTGTCATGTTATTCGACGACATCGAAAACGATGTGCCCAAAAAAGATCATGTTAAGGAGGGCGTGGAGCTATTTCTCAAGGAGGCTGGTGACGCCGTGAAATTACTGTGGAAACACAAGCACATGGAAGCATATATCAAGCAATGAAAAATCTTGCACAGCTATTCAAGCAATCAGGCACGGCCAAGTTCAAGCTACGCTATGATATAGCGTACAAGCTAATGTGCTGGCATTTGCCACCTAAGCCGCGCATCCTTGAACTGGGTATTCTGCACGGTGAGTCGCTTAAGTTGTGGCGTGCATGGTTTCCCGATGCGTACATTGTTGGTGTAGACATAAACCCCGAATGTGTACAATACGCATCTCTAACAAACCGCATTTTTATCGGTGATCAAAGCGACCAGCAATTGTTAGCGCGTATCATAAATGAAACCGGCGGCAGATTCGACTTGGTAATTGACGACGCCAGCCACATTCCGTGGCAGCAGGTAGCGTCGTTTAATACGCTGTGGCCACAAGCCGTAGCTCCTTGGGGCGTATATGTAGTTGAGGACTGTGGCTCAAACGTGGGCAAGTTCAAGGCACGGGCTGGGGATACAAACATTGTGACCCTGCTACAAGATAAGGCCGTGAGTAATATGTTCCGGCACGTCAGAAAGCCCGCGCCGGAGTTCATTTGTTTTTGCGGACAGGCAATTTTCATTATCAAGGTGCCAAAATGCAACGACACGCTCGAAGTCTAGTGCGCATACTACGACGTAACATTAATCCCGTCCAGCACGGCGCTGAAGTAGGTGTAGATAAGGGGCATACCAGCGTAGCGCTGCTGCAGAGCTTTCCCGATCTGCACTTGGTAGCCGTGGACCCCTGGGACTCCGGAGGCGACCATACTACTATGCCCAGATCAAGCCAAGATCTGGTGATAGCGAAGCAACAATTCTTCACAAACGTACATCCCTACATTTACCGCTGCACCGTGCTGCAGAAAGAAAGTGCGCCGGGATCGGTAATTGTGCGTGAGTTCGATAAGCTGGACTTCTGCTTCATTGACGCGTGCCACCTGTACGAAAGCGTGCTGGAGGATATCGATACGTGGTATCCGTTGGTACGCGACGGCGGCGTAGTCAGCGGGCACGACTACCAAAGCGCCGGGGATCGCCGTGGGTTGTTTGGTGTCAAGCGGGCCGTGGATGAATGGTGCCTTGCGCATAACTATACCGTTAATGTTTCGCTGGGCAGCGTATGGTGGTTCATAAAATGATATCGTACCGTGATCAGGACAACAGTCTGCTGTTTCACTTTGCCGCCCCGCCTTGCACGGCCGTGGATTGGTTTCAGCGGGCAATGGGCGTGCTGGGGTTTGAAATCATAGCTAATAAGTTTGCTTACGCGGTATTTGATCCTGATGCCGAGGGATTGCGCGTATCGTTAATTCGCAATCCTTACGATTGGCTACCGGACATAAATGAATTTACGAGGGTCAACCGGCGGGTAGCGTCCGAAATTACGCTTTGTATTCCAAGCACCGTGACTATCACCAACAACTACGCTACGGCCGCGTTTAGCGCCTACGCCGCCGACGTTTGCCTGCGCGTCGAAGACCTACCGTGGGCCTTTCTCGAGCTACTGGATTCCATAGGATGCCGTGCTCGGGAATCCGCAATGTTCAAAAAGTTTCCCATGCAGGTTGGACTTACGCATCCAGGCAAATCATTGTCCGCTGCGCAACGCCAGCGTATTTACGAAAGCGAACGCGAGTTCATGGAACGCTATGACTACTGGTAAGCCATTCGATGTTGATATCGTGACCCATTGCTGGGCGGGCAAGTATCCGCACTTCGCCCAGGCCCTGCGTTACCAGCTATCGGCGCTAATTTTGCATCCACCTAAGCGGTGTCGCGCACGGGTAGTTGTATGCTGTGAGGCTTACGATAAATTGACGGCGAAGGTGGTTGCTGAGTTCATGCCGCTGCTGTCGATCAAGCTAGTCATTTTGGGCAGCGCCCATGAGCTAGGCCGCCGCAGCATTGGCCGTAATTTTGCCGCCAAGGGATCGGACGCGGCAATAGTTTGGTTTACCGACTGCGACTACTGCATTCAGGCACCGTGCTTAGATCAGTTGCTGGACGTGGTACAGCCTACCGGCCAGCTATTCAACAATGACACGGTGATGTTTTACCCGGACTGGATCAAGATTCACAAAGACCATGCCACCGGCGACGGCGTGCTGACCCACAAGCTAAACGGCAGTAAGGTCGTCGATCTAAACAGCGCCGACTTCGTCGATCACCGTTTCACGCGGGCTATTGGGGGCATACAAATCGTTCGTGGTGACTTTGCCAGGCAGTACGGCTACCTGGACGGCGATCCTAAGTGGCAGCAACCCGCTAAAACACCATTCGGTGATTTTCACGACGACATTGCATATCGCAAGTTTTGCGCAGCCCACGGTAAGATCAGCGCAATTCAGCTCGACGGCATTTTTCGCATTCGCCATTCTCAGACTACTTACAAATAGGGAGAACCATGTAATGAAGGCTAAGTACGCAGACTGGATTACCGCAAATGTTAAAGGATCGAGTTACGGCCAGTGCAAAAGCATTACATTGCAAATGGCTGATGCATTTCCAGAGCTAACTCGTGTACGGGGTCATTACTACTGCTGGATATGGGGTGAGCGTGCTCACTGGTGGCTAGTTGATCCTGATGGGGATATTGTTGACCCAACAGCAAAACAGTTTCCATCATTAGGTAATGGCGAATACGTACCTTGGATCGAAGGCTCACCAGAGCCAACTGGTATGTGCCCAAATTGTGGTGGGTACTGCTACGATCATAATACGTGCTGTTGTGATGCGTGTACTACGGAATACACACTTTACGTTCAAACTGGTTACGTTCAAACTGGAATATGAGTTTATACCTCCCCGACGCCAAGGCCCTGTTTTTACACATCCCGCGCACCGGCGGCACGTGGTTTGAAAGTGCCATGCCTAAGATTGGGATCGAGACAAAGTACTGGCGCAGTTGGTTATCGACCAGCCGCCACAACCACCAACTTGCCGCTAACCACTGTTTGCTGTCACACTACCACCCTACCGAGCTGCTGAACGTGGAACGTGTATTTTGCTTCGTGCGGCACCCGCAGGCGTACTACGAATCGGTATGGAAGTGGCTGGGCGTGGGCCGCCTACGAAGCTGGTGGCGATGGCATCCATTCGCCGCCGCCAAGCAGCTCTACACGCCCGACTTCAACGAATGGGTATTGCTAATGATCGAGCAGCAACCGGCGTGGTATACACGACTGTTGCTTTCGTACATCGGCCCCAACGGCGGCGAGCACTGCTTCTTTGTTGGGCGACAGGAACGGCTGGTCAACGATACCGCGTCGGTACTGAAAAAGCTGGGGTACAAGCTGACCAGACGGCAACGGAAAACCCTTCGGCAGATCGGGTTGGTGAATAACATCACCCGGCGGGTAAACTGGCAGCCGCGGGTGCTACGCCGTATGCTGGCTACGGAGCGGCTGGTGGAAGAGCGGTTCTACGGTGGGCAATTTCGGCGGGTATTCTACGCGCCGTTCAATAAGTGGGCCAGGTAGCTAGGGTCTACGGCCAAAACCGCCCAGTTCTAACGCCCAAAATACCCCCGTAGGCCGCGACGTTTGTGATTCTACGGGGGTTTACGGGTTGGGTGGCAGTTTGATACCCCTCGGGCAGTCGGGGCCAACGTGGGGGCTAGAGCAACTTCACCCGCGGCCGGTTAAACGGCTTTGGCGGATCGCGGAAAAAGTTAGGCCGACTGACTTCAGTTTCGATTCGTGACGCGGCCATTTTGACGTACTCCGGATTGAGCTCGATCCCAATACTGTGACGACGATATCTGGCGGCAACGAGCATCGTAGTACCACTACCCAAGAAGGGGTCGAACACGGTGCATGGAACGGGCTTTCCTCCGCAGTTGCATCCTGGTTTCCATCCGTTCAATTCGTGCGAGCGCCGACGTTTGGTTTTGGTCTTTTCCGTTATTCTAATTAGCCCACCTGAAACTCTATCGCACCAAATCCAGCACCTGCCATTCACTAAGACCACCAGGGTCTTTAACGCCATCTGGCAGGACCGCCACGGACGCCGACACGCCTACCAGCTCGCGCCGAAACCGCATAGCCTGGCCCAGGGCGTCGTGGTCGAATAGAACGCGCACGTGGCTAAACTGGTGGCCCAGGCGGCAAACCAGCTCGACCTGCGCGGCGGTATACTCCAGCCCGAACAGGCACGTAGCACGGTGGGGCAGTTGGCGGCAGCGGAATGTAAGGTCTAGCTTCAATGCATCAAATGGCCCTTCTGTGACATATAGAAAACGCCCGCCACGGATCAGCCTATCGTACCACAGCACGTTTTCTTTTGCCGCCGCAGGCAGGGTATAGTACCGCAGACTGCCGCCGTCGACGCACCGTCCCGTGTAGCCAATGATTCGTTTGTCCTTGATTACCGGAAAAATGATGCGGTTATTGAAGGGACCAATCAGGGCGCATTTTATACCGTAAATCTTGTCCAGTAAGCTGATGTGCTTCTTGGTATAGCCGCGGCCGTACAGGTAATCACGGAAACGGGCGTGTAGCGATCCGCCGAGCTTAATGCGCTGCATGCCCTTGCCGCTAGGAAGCGAATCGTCCACGTGGTGTTGTTCATGTGCATTTGGCTTTAGCCTATCGGCAATAGAACGCAGCTCCGACCTATCGGTAAGCATGGCCCCGGCGGCGTCGTATGAGCAGCCTAGCAACTTCATCAATAGTCGCCGCAGGCTACGTCCGCTGTGGTCTTTGTTGCGCCAGCATCCCCATTTGCCGGTGGTTAGATTGATGCTCAGGTGTTCGGATGGGTCGTCAGCGCCGCACCACGGGCAGTGGATGCTAATATGTCCGTGGCGGGTATTTTTGCCTTCGGTGACGTAGGGCACGTCGTATTGATCGAGTAGTTGTTCAATGTCCATTAGAATAGCCTTACGCGCGGACGGCGCTGTGGTTTTTTCTCGGGCTCGGGGCGGAAAAAGTTAGGCCGGTTAATTTCGGAGCCGATGCGCTTCTTCGCCAGTTCGATGTACTCCTCGCTAAGCTCAATTCCTACGCCGTAACGAAAATGCTTGGAAGCTACAAGTAATGTGGTTCCACTACCGAGGAAGGGATCGAGTACCGTGCAGGGAACGGGATCACCAGCGTTGCAGTCGCAGGTCGGTTGCCAGCCAATGGTTTTAGATGACGTTCCGGCGACGGTGTTGTTGCACTTGTTACCCGTTCCAGCTTGGCCGGTGCGCTTGACGAATTCACGTGGTCGTTTGCGCTTCAGCTTTGTCTTTTCCGTTATCCTGATCCACGGCTTGCCACATTCAGGACAGCATCCCTTCTCGCTAGTTCCAGCTAAAATGCACGGTTCGATTAGCTTCATGGGGTAGGTCGCAAAATGTGCATCTGCGTATCCTTGGGATGCTACGGTCCATACGTCGCGTTTGTTGGCACCACATACTTCTGCGTAGTATTGTTCTCTGTGAGCCTTGTGTCCTTCTGCCTTAACGTGATCTCCGTGCGGGGGAAATCTAGCACGACCGCTAAATTCCGGTACTACCGCCTCCCTAATTGGTTCAGGGTCAAAGAAGTACTTCATGCTTTTGGTCAGCAAAAAGATATATTCGTGAGCCTTGGTGCAGCGACTGCGCACAGGTTCTGGCGTAGGTGCCGGTTTATTCCAGATGATATCCTGCCGCAGAATCCAGCCGTCGGCCTGCAGCGCAAATGCAACCATCCACGGTATACCAACTAGATTGCCGGATTTCAGAGTTATCTTGTTGCGCTTTGCTCCAAACGATCCCTTGTTTGAGTTTTGTATTTTGGATACACCACCAGGACTTCCGCCGTTATAAGTATCACCCAGGTTCAACCAAACACATCCATCATCGCGCAGCACCCGGTATATTTGCTGGAATCCTTGCACCATGCGTTCGACGTATTCCTTGGGTGTTTTTTCACAGCCAAGCTCTAATGATTTATCATTGCCGTAATCGCGGAGGCCCCAGTAAGGCGGCGACGTAGTCACACAATGTACCGACTTTTCCGGTAACTTTTTTAGTACCTTAAGCCAGTCACCGTGGTAAATTCGCATCCCTTTTTTCGACCATACAGGTTCCATGTTTTTATCCCTACTTTTTATCATGTTTTTGGCAACAGCGCCTTTATGCTCGATCCACTAGCACGAGCCAATTACAGTCACATCTAACATTAACGTACAACAATGTACGATAATTGTAGACGAGAGCGTAATTGACAACGGCCAATCGAGCATTCAATTTGTGGTATATACTTAATGCAGCGAACTTTCGCACCGCGGAAAGATTTGCTATACACCGACAAACTCCTCGGCTGACAATCAACGTTCAGGCAAAGGTCGTCTGGATCGAGCACCGGGTCGTCAGGCTGGGACGTAGCCCGGATTTTAGTTATAAAGCAACGATCTTCTAGGTTGACTAGGCTTACCGAGCCCACTCCCCGTGAGACTGTCGACTCACGGATGCCCAACTCGCCGGTATGGCAGGCGGCCGGGAATGGCGAATGTGCGTTTTGCGGTTGTGCAATGTGCATGGTGCCAATCCCTTTACGCCGTTTATATAATGCCAAGAACCCGCGCTATCTTGGAGTAGCCTACAAAACCAACTATACAACCGACGGAATACTTGTCGAAAACAAGTTAGGTCGGCCGAAAACGGGCGAAGTTAAACACATTGACACGGTTTGGGGATGGCTAATTTGTATAATTGGTCTGGAGGGAAAAATATGGCTACAATACGCATACCCGGCGAGCTGGAGATTGACGCCGAGCGAGGCGTGATCTATTTTCACACATCGAGTAAAAAGTTCGTAGAACTAATTGGCAGCGTTACCGTACTACGAATCTGTGGCATACCTAAGCCAGTAGTCCCTGGGGCGATAGATATTACGCTGGCTGAAAATAAAGTTTTCAAGATGCGAACATGGCGTGTTGACGTAACATGAGGTAAAACTATGACCGCCGAATCAAACGAACCAATTATTGACCAACGCATTCAAATGGCACTGATATACTTGGCTCATCGTGGTTAAATTGCCTATTTTAAGCCGGATTTCCCTGTAATACCCCACCTTTGCGGATATTTTTGGGAATCCGGCGGAAATCCATTCTAGGCACTTGACTCAGCATACCGAACTTGTATAATAGAGGTAGATCAAGCGAACAAAAGAACTTGGTCGCTCGCCAACTGAGAGAGTTGGAGGCAAAGGAAGAAAAAAATGACCAGCTACGTAATTTTTCGACACGGCAGCAACTCGGCCAATCAATCAATGACGGGCCGGGCCTTGGTTGACCTGATCGAAGCAAAGAGTGCCGAGGCGGCGGCCGCTGAATCGAGGGTTGATTGCTACAGCAATCAACACCTGTCTGCAAAGCCTGTTTCGCGCCTGACAGCAGAAGAGAAAGAGGAACTTCGCAGCTTCGAGGAAATTGAAGCTCAGTGTAATCAGGTTTTGCAGCCGAGCCAAGTGGGGTGTGTGCTGTGTGGCAAACACCCGAACAACCCGATGACTCAACGCGAGGCAGAAAACTATTACTGCGGATGTCAGTCTCGCTAAACAATTCTTCCTGGTCTGCCGCCCCAACTAGGCCAGGTGGAGGACAGACGGAACCCCGGTGGGGACTCGGTAGAGCCGAGCTAACCAGGTGCTCTCCTTCGGCGGCGGGCCAGCCTTTTTTCAAATTGAGACTGCCATGAACGACACGCCCGAAACCCTGCTTGCTGCGGTCCGTTACTTCGCTGATCTTGAGATTTGCAACGCTTACATGCGGAGAATCAAATGGCCTCGCGGGAAAATCACCTGCCCGGCTTGCGGATCGGCCGAAATCGGAGAAATCAAAAGCCGGCACATGCTCCAATGCCGAGCGTGCCGTAAGCAATTCAGTCACAAGGTTGGCACGATCTTCGAGGATTCGCCACTTGGCCTCGATAAGTGGTTCGTAGCCGTGTGGTGCATCGCCAACTGCCGCAATGGAATTAGTAGCCACGAACTGGCCCGCGCGATCGGCGTAACTCAAAAGTCGGCTTGGTTCATGCTGCACCGGATTCGCACAGCGATGGAGTGCGAGAGTTTTGATAAGTTCGAAGGTCCGGCGGAGGCCGATACCTCCTACGTCGGCGGCAAGGCCGACAACATGCACAAGGGCCGACGCGAGAAAATGATTCGCGGGCGCGGAGCGGTCGGCAAGACCGCCGTGCATGGCGTTTTGCAGAGGACAACAGAAGTCGGGCCAAGCCAAGTTCACACCGCTCTTGTCCGTTCCGAAGAATCGGCCGACCTGTTGCGAGAGGTTCGCGGAAAAGTCCGACACGGCGCGGCCGTGTACACCGACTCCGCTCCGGTCTACGGCGCGCTCTGCCTCACTCACGTTCACAAAGCCGTTGACCATTCCGTTACCTACGTCAACGGCGACGCGCACACGAACGGACTTGAAAACTTCTGGTCGCTCTTCAAGCGTGCGATCAAAGGCACCTACGTTGCAATCGCTCCGTTCCACGTCGGCCGGTACGTTACCGAAGAGGCGTTTCGATTCAACAATCGACTCAAGAGCGACTTCGGCCGATTCTTTCAGGCGCTCACTCAGGTTGTCGGAAAGCGGCTGACCTACCGCACGCTGGCGGCAATCGACGATGCTGGTTTCATGGGAATTCAATAGGAGAGCCACGATGGCAAGCGAAAGCAAGAAGCCAAAGGGTATGGCCGCGTTCGATCGCCTCGCACGCAAGTTGGTGCGCGTTCCGAAAGTGGAAGCGGACCGCCGCGAGGCGAAACGCACAAAGCGGGGTAAGTGAAAAATGGGGCCGTTCATCGGTCAATCCGTGGTTCACCGGCTTGATGAGTCAAGTAAGTTAGTGCCGAAGGTATGATGCAGATGCCCGTCGGGTTCGGCGACGAGCGGCTGCACAGCAGCCACCGTGCCGCGTTGCTATACAAGAATCCCGAATGGTACGGACGGTTCGGATGGTCCGAGCATCCCGCCGTACCCGATAGCAAGGGCCGATTGCCGTACTACTGGCCCACGACCAAGGAGCTAAATAATGCCAAACATTAAGTACCCACAGATCAAGGTGATGTTGGATGGTGAGGACGGCAACGCGTTTGCTATCTTGGGGCGCGTTACCAAGGCCATGCGACGCGCTGGGCTAACCGCCGAGCAAATTGCTGAGTACCGTGACGCGGCCACCAGCGGCGACTACGACCACCTATTGCAGGTCACGATGCAATGGGTAGACTGTATTGCAATTAGGGAGTTAGCAAAATGACCGAATCACAGCTACGCGTTAAAGCGATGCGCGCCGTAAAAAAGGCTGGGGGTAAGGTTACAATTACGTATGGCCCTTTCGGTGATCGTGGTGATACTTACTACTATGAGGTTGAATTGGCGACCTGGTTTGGTAGTGAATTTGCGTACTCGTTGCGTAAAACTTACCGTGAGGCATTGTTGTTTATTATCCAGGAGGTTAGTCGATGAACGCAATGTGGAGCGATATCAAGATGCTTTTGGCGGCCAGCCTATTCGTGGTTATAATATGGGCATACCTTCTACTGTTTTGCTAACCACGGGCAAGTACAATGGACTGTACCAAGATTCTACTCAACGACCTACGGCAATGCCGCCAGTTCACCCGCGCCCAGCAACTAGCCCTGGCCCGCCGCTGGCGCGATGACTGCGACCAGGATGCCCGGCGACAGCTAATCGAGAGCGTTATGCCGTGGGCCGTGCGCCGCGCCACGGGTTGGCAGCACAAGCATCCGTGGATGCGGTTGGACGAGCTAATTTCGGCGGCCTACGAGGGTTGCATTCTGGGCACGGATCGCTTTGATCCTGAGCGTGGCGCGTCATTTACCACATACGTCACGTACTGGATCTGGCAGAAACTAGTGCGCTGCACGGAGGAGCACAACATAATTCACGTTGCGAACGGAGCGTACTACCATGCTCGTAAATTGCACGCCCGTAATGAATCGGATGAGGTTAGTGATGCCGTAGACAAGGTGCAGCAGCAGATGTCGTCGCTGGATGAAACGGAGTTTGGGTACACCATTGACGTTTCCGTAAATGACGCCGTGGACGCCGATATGATTTTGGCCGAGGACGTTGCTGCATTGCTAGAGAGCATCGAGCAGCTTTCGGATCGTGAGAAACAGGTGGTGCGCATGCGTATGTGTGGAGCAACCTTTAACGAAATTGGATTGCACTTCGGAATTACGCGCGGGCGCGTGCGGCAGGTACATGCACGTAGTTTGGTCAAGTTGCGAAGTTTGCTGACCGCAGTTGTATAGTTGGTTTGTGGGGAATTTAACTTCTACCTTTGGGAGGGATACCAATGCTCGTACTAAGTCGCAAGCTGGGCGAGGAGATCGTAGTGCTGGGGCCGTGTACCGTGCGCGTGCTGGAGGTCCGCTGTGACCGTGCTAAGCTGGGCTTCGACGCCGATCCGGCGGTGAAGATTTTACGCCGCGAGATAATTGATCGCGAGAACGAAGCGCGGGCTAAGATTGCAAGCTAGCCGGGTGGTAGCAATGGCCGCGAACGACGTACGACATGTACTGGCACAGCTTCCGCAGCTATCCGCCGCCGAGCGGAGTACTGTGGTGGCCCGCGCTACTATGCTGGGCCTTGGTCCCCGGCGCACCGACGACGCACGGGCGGGCCTTACTAAGGCTGGAACTGTGTGCCTCAGAGCGCATTTCTGCGATAAACCAGCGAGGTCCGGAGACTGTCTAGAGCGTGTCCACTTAGTGGTTTGCCACCTTTTGGGCCAACGGCTACCCGAACTAAGGGTGGTGGCAAAGTCGAAGGCCGGTCGGCAGTACCAGCGCGGGATCGCGGCCGTGGTTGGCTTCCTCGACGAGGTACTGGGCGACCTACCGTGGCGCACGCGCAAGCATGCGCTGATCGCGCTGCTGCGTTGCGTGCAAACCGCTGTCGAGGAAACGGGGCCGCTGACCATGTGGCGGCTGGCCGATAAGATGAACAACGTGCGCGATGTCGTAGCCGATGCCTTTCCGGGGTACCTAGAGGCCGGAGTGCTGGCTACAGCGCTGTTGATGAGTAAGGGAAAGCTGGACGATGGAAAAGTGTAAGCATCAATGGTCGAGGAAGAAGCGCTGTGGGCTGACCAACCCGCGGCGCTTCTATCGGTTATGCGACCGTTGTGGATTGATCGTGTTTGGTACGGATAAATCAAAGCGCGAACGGCTCAAGCGGGAGCGGCTGTAGGAGATGACGGTATGCTATCCACATTGGTGCAGGAATCGCTGATCTGTTTGTTGTGCTACAACACCAAGTACGGCGGCCGTATACGCAATCTTGTCCCCATTCAAACTTGGGATGGGGTTTACAAACAGGTAGCCGAGCGGGCCTATGACTACTGGACGCAGTATAAGGAGCCGCCGGGCGAGCATGCCCTGGATATCTTCGACGCCGTATCAAATGGCAATCCGAAGAGCGCCAACAAGGTGCAGCGGCTGTACGAAAGCGTGCAGGAAGTACAGGAGGGCATTAACCCCAAGTACGTCATTGGCCAGGTATCCAGCTTTTTACGCGAGCAGAATCTACGCACTGGAATCATTGACGCCGTGGAGTTAATCGAGCAGGGCAAGGTCGACGAGGCTGAGGTGCGTGTGCGGAAAAGCTTGGACGGGGTGGTTGATGTTTTCGATCCGGGGCTACTGTTTCACCAGCTCAGTTTGAACCGCATTCTCGAGGATCGGCGCGACGCAATTCCCACTGGAATCGAGGAGTTGGATAAGCGGGGCTTTGGCCCGGCCCGTGGTGAGCTGCTGATGTTTGTGGCACCGTCGGGATTCGGCAAGTCGTGGTTTCTGATGCATTTAGCGAAGCACGCCATTATCCACCGTAAAAAGGTACTGTACGTTTCGCTGGAGCTATCGCAGGATTTGCTGGCGCAGCGGTTCGTGCAGAGCTTCTGCGCCGTGAGCAAGCGCCGTGCGAAGCGGGTGCAGAATGTACTGTTCGAGAGAAACAGCGGCGGGTACTTCTGTGGGCTGAAGCAGATTGATGTAAAGGTGAAGTCGTTCGACGACGCTAACATAATTAAATCACTGACCAAGAAGATGCAGGCGTTCAAGCGACGGACGCCGTTGGTAATTAAGCAGTTTCCCACGGCGTCGTTGACCATGCAGCAACTCGAAGCGTACATTGACAGCCTGGAGGCGGGCTGCCGCATTGTTCCCGATCTGCTAATTGTGGACTACCCGGACTTGATGTCGGCTGGACGACAGGCCGAGCATGACTACCGAATAGCGTTGGGGCAGCTAATCCAGAAGTTGCGCGGTTTGGGGGTGGAGCGCAACATGGCCGTGGCCGCCGCTAGTCAGTCGGTACGCAAGACCTACGCCGGGAGCAAGAAGATTATTACGGGCGGGGATATTGCCGAGGACATCAGCAAGATCAACACGAGCGATACGGTGATCACCTATAACCGCACGCAGGCCGAGTACGAGCTGGGCACGGCGCGACTGCAGGTTGATAAAGGCCGCAATGACGAGGACAAGTTCGGTGTGCTGATTTCGCAGAATTATCGCATAGGCCAGTTTTGTATAGATAGTGTGAGGATGAACACTAAGTACTGGCAGGTGCTGGAAGACAATGATTTCGACGATGACGACGAAACACCGCGACGACGGAAGCGCAAGCAAACACGGCAAAGGCTATGATTCTCAAGTCTCAGATTCGTGAATACATGCAGCGCCCGCTGCGCGATCTTAGCGTGATGAAGCGCTGGTCGTTGCGGAAGATTGACCGCAAGCTGGCTGAGCTTGATCCCCTGCCGGTATTCATTACCACCCCGCGACGGCACCAGAAGATCTGCTTTTATATCATAGCCAAGCTGCCCCATGATTTGCAGTTGTTGGATATGGGCCTGGGTAAGACAAAGTTGGTGCTGGACGCCTTTCGGTGGTTCAAGACGGCCGGAAGGATGCGACGGCTGTTGGTGCTAGTCCCGGCAGTTATCAATCTTGAAGCCTGGCGTGACGAGATAAAAAAGCACGCTCCTGATCTGATGGCTAGCTATATCGAGGGTACGCCAGCGGAACGTGAGCGCGCCCTTAACGACAGTACGGATATTTGCATTGCTACGTACAGCGGCCTGTCGCATCTCGTTTGCACGCGGGCAATGCGCGACGACAAGACCAAGATGACGATTGATAAAAAGAAGCTTGCCACGCTGCGCAAGCGATTTGACGGTGTGATATGGGACGAGTGTAACGCCCTGATGAATCACCGTTCGTTGAATTTCAAGATCGCCAATCAGCTTGCTAAGAACTACGTGATGCGCATCGGGTTGACGGGTACGCCGCTGGGTCGTGATCCGCAGGTGCTGTGGCCGCAGTACTTTGCCGTGGATCGCGGCGAAGCCCTGGGTGAAACGTTGGGTATGTTTCGGCAGGCGTTCTTTCGGGCCAAGCCCAAGTTCTGGGGCGGGACGGATTACCAGTTTCGCGCTAAGCTGACCGGCAAGCTGCATAAAATGATGGCCCATTCGGCAATTACGTACTCGTCGGCTGAATGCTTGGATTTACCGAAGGCCGTAGACGTGAAACGGCCGGTGCGCATGACCGACGAGCAATGGAGCTACTATCACGCCGTGTTGGAAAAGGCGCAGGAGGCCCGCGGGTTAAAGATGATCGATCTCGAGGGCGTGTTTGTGCGGCTGCGGCAGATCACCAGCGGCTTCGTTTCGGTTGATCGTAAGCCTAGTCCCTTGGCGGCGAATCCTAAGCTGGATGGATTGATGGAGCTAGTCGACGAGCTGCCTAAGAACGAGAAGGTGGTGATCTTTCACGACTTCATTTTTTCCGGCGACCAGATATCGCAGGCACTTGCTGCACGGAAGATCAAGTGCGCGCGGCTGTATTCTAAGGTCAGGAACAAGGCTGCTGAACTGCGCAAGTTCAATGGCGATCCGAAGTGCCGTGCATTTGTGGTCAACTCGGCCAGTGGTGCTCAGGGGCTTAATCTTCAGGTGGCTCGATTCGTGATGTATTACGAGTACCCGGTGCCGGTGCGTATCTACCAGCAGTCGCGGCGGCGATGCTTGCGGCAGGGCCAGGAGCGCACCGTGTTTCTGTATGGCATGTTTTGCAGGCACACGGTCGACGAGAAAATCATGCAGTTTCTGGCCGAGGGTCGGGACTTGTTCCGCGCCGTGGTTGAGGGTGGCGTCAATGTTCTTCAGACGCGGTGACTTTCCGATGGCTGATTTGTATAGTTATGTGGTTAGGGACTACAAAGGAGTAACTAATGTACCGTTGTGAGATTTGTGGCCGCGTGACGCCACCCAAACAGCCCATGCTGCGAAACGTCATCAAGCGAGATGACGGTTCCATCCTCATGGAACAGCGCGTATGCACTGACTGCCACGAGGGATTGCAGCACAATTTACCATTGGCCGTGCTACGTAACGGCTACCACAAGACGAAGGGAATTCGTAATGAAAGTTCCAAAAAGATTGAGCGTCGACCAAATTCGGGAAATGTGCGGAAACAAAATCGCAGAGCAGGTGGTGACCGCGTATCTGCGCGCTAAGGCGCAGCGCGTGCTTCCGATTACCGTCGGTGATCTTGTCGAGGCACAGCAATACGTAACGGGCGAGAGTATTTCAGCCGTAGCCAGGCGAAACGGAGTTACCAGGAGGAAGTAATGTTCATCAAGTTATGGTTTTGGTCGCTGGAAAATCCGGTGCCGCGCGTGATAGCCCACGGCGACGGCAATACGCTTGTGGGTGCCGCCGCGGGGTGCTTTGCGCCGGTATCGGAGCTTGGCTGGCGGCGCGAGCACGTGGGCGACGAGCAGTTGTATCTTATCGCCAAAAATCGGCCCGTTGGCTACCTAGCCGAGGTGGTACACGGCGACGATTCTACGCCTGGCCCCCTGCGGCGGTTTATACCCGCGGCGGCGAAGGCCCACCAAATCGCCGTTGAGGCCCCCACGTCGCCACGTGAGCGACCGCGGACGCGGGAGCGGTTGACTACGGTGGCCAAGCCGGGGCGGCAACGGCTAGGCCCTACGGCCCCCACGCGACGGCGGATTCGGCTGCGAGAAAACATGCAAAAAAGGGAGCGGTTGTAGATCACATGTCGTAACCTTTTGGGACATTGGGACATAGGAGAAAATACCATGACATTCATCGACAAACTGAGAGAACTCCACGCCTGTTCTGAGGCCATCGTGTGGGCAAAAAATTATCCCACACTCCAAGCCGCCTGGAAGGCGTGCGACCGCGGCGATTGGATGTTGTGGCTGGCCGGCGGAACCGTGCAGCCTGGATCACCCGAACACAAGCGGGTGGTGTTTGCCGCCTGCCAATGCGCTCGGCTGGCACTGCCGCATGTTCCGGCCACTGAATTACGACCCTTGGCGGCAATCGAAACGGCGGAGCGCTGGACGAAGGGTGAGACATCAATCGAGAAGGTGTGCGCTGCCGCCGACGCCGCCGCCGATGCCGCCGCCGAGGCCGCCAATTACGCCGCCGAGGCCGCCAATTACGCCGCCTATTACGCCGCCTATTTCGCCACCTATTCCGCCGCCGAGGCCGCCAATTACGCCGCCGAGGCCGCCAATTACGCCGCCGAGGCCGCCACCTATTACGCCACACTGATAGCATGTGCCGATATTGTGCGGCAGCACGTTACGTGTCCGTCCTTGTAGTGTAACGCGACTGCTGGCCCGCGATGTTGCGGGAACCATATCACAAACGCAGTGCCCGGTGACTCCGGGCGGGAGAAAATGATGAAAACCGCATTTAGGAGTTCGGATCAGGCGTACAGGCTGGCGCTTGGAGTTGGTGGCTCGACAGCAGATATGCTGCGGATCGAGATTGTGGCGGCGATCTATCTCGACCGCCTCGACATGCTCGACGAATCGTGCAGACCCCAGGGTCCGTTTGATCGGCAGATTCTCGGCGATCTGCGGGCTGAGGCAGGCGAGTTTGCCGACGATTTTGAGCGTGGCTACTGGGATGGTTTGCGGGGCCGGTGCGGCGAGATTATTGAGCGACTGAATACCCACACCAATGCTAGGCTGCCAGAGCCAACAGATATTGCCGCTAGCGAATGTGATGGTGACTAATGACCGAGCAACAATTCCAATCTGAAATGATTCGCGCCCAAACGCGGCGATGCCAGTAATGACAGAAAAGATCGTCCCGACGTAGTTATTCTTAGGCATTGATTTACTTGACGCACCACGGCAAAATACCCATTTTGTAGCTGACGCACCACCCGAATGGGACTTATTTTGACAAAATCGAGAGAATATATGTTATGTACTTGACTCACCGGAGCCGATTGATATAATAGAGGTAGATTGAGGCTGGCGAGTGACCAGCCTCCTCGCCCGGCAGAGTGGAGCCGGGAGGCAAGGGAAGACTGAAATGGCCAGCTATGCAATTTTCCGACACGGCAGCAACTCTGCCAATCAATCCATGACCGAGCGACTTTTGGTTGATCTGATTGAAGCAAAGAGTGCCGAGGCAGCGGTGACAGAGTCTAAGGTCGATTGCTACAACAACCAATACCTTTCTGCAAAACCTGCTTCTCGCCTGACAGCAGAAGAGAAAGAGGAACTTCGCAGCTTTGAGGAATTGGAAGCTCAGTGGAACGAGATTTTGCAGCCAAGCCAAGTGGGGTGCTTACTGTGCGGCAAACACCCAGATCGCCCCATGAGTCAGCGCGAGGCGGAAAACTACTACTGCGGTTGTCAATCTCGCTAAACAAATCTTCCTGGTCCGCCGTCCCAGCCAGGCCGAGCGGAGGACAGACGGAACCCCGGCGGGGACTCGGTATATCCGAGCTAACCAGGTGCTCTCCTCTGGCGGCGGACCAGCCTTTTTTCTCTGAGAGCAAAACATGGAACCGACAACTCTGCTTTCTGCCGTCCGCTACTTCGCCGATCTTAACGAGTGCAACCAGTACATGAGTAAGGTCAAGTGGCCAAAGGGAAGAGTCACCTGTCCCGCATGTGGCTCCAACAGAATCGGAGAGATTGCCACCCGTCACATGCTGCGGTGTCGAGAGTGCCGAAAACAGTTCAGCTATAAGGTCGGCACGATCTTCGAGGATAGCCCTCTTGGCCTCGATAAGTGGTTTGTGGCCGTGTGGGCGATTGCCAACTGTCGCAACGGTATTAGCAGTCACGAATTGGGACGGGCGCTTGGCGTGACCCAAAAAACCGCATGGTTCATGTTGCACCGTATCCGTCTGGCCATGGATGGGGATTGGTGCGAAGAGTGCAACAAGGAGTACAAGGAGGCCAGACGTGAAGAAGAGAGCGAAGAAGCCAAAGGGGTTCAAGGCGTTTGACGCCTTGG